TCAACCGAAACGGCCGGTCACGGTGCTCCGAAATCCGCAGTACATGGACTTGAGGTAGCCAAGACGGTTGTTCGCGGTCTTGCCCGACATGCCATTGGCTATCTGTCGGCTACGCAACCGAGCCACTTTCGCAGGCTCCAGGGAGACAGCGACCGGGTCGCCCAGGTCCTTTGCCACCAACCGCAGAATCGCCACGCAACGATGCCCGTTGCTCAAGGTCTGGCCGTGCAGTTCATACCAGAGTTCGACCAACTCCGAGAGACGCCGACGGTCCTTCGGCCTGAGCGTCCAGCAGGGGTTTTCCGCACACTTCTGACGCGCGGTGGCCTCGAATTGCTGCGCCTCCATCTTGGTCTTGAACCGCTTGCGAAAGCGCTTGCCCTTGATCGGTTCTACATCGACGAACCAACGGCCATCGGGGAGCTTGGTGATCGACATTAGACGGCATACCCCCGCCGCAGATACCGATCACACATCAGCTTGTGTATGTGCCTTTCCAGATCGCGACGAGTCCAACCCTTGGCGAGATAGTGGTCTTCGATAACGTGCCAGAACTCCAGTTTACGGGCGGACTCAATAGCCTTTTTTGCCGGGACACGCTCCCGCGCGATCAGGCTCACGAACTGGCCGAGAAACATCTCGCAGTTACGCCCGCTAAAGCCCTTGGCGGTCTTGTAATAGCGCCGATACTCGGTGCGCTCGATCAGCGGATCGCACTCGACCTGGACGCGGGCGTCCTGGCTGATCAGGCTCCAGAACGGATCGTAGACCGCCGTCCGGCTCAGCAGCTTGAAGCTTTCGCAGGCGTAGTTCCACAGTCCTTGCAGGTGCGGGCAAAGCCCCTCATAGGTGCGGCAGCCAATGACCTCTCCCGAAGCCATGCGCGAGCCTTCGGAGAACTGCTGGACGATGGAGTGATGGAAGCGGAATTCGAGCCGCCAGACCGTTTCCAGGGGGTTATAGGCCGGGTCGCCATCGCCGAACGGATCCCCGTTCAGGGTCGCCCACACGCTTTCCCAATAGTCGAGCTTGTCGGTGGCCCGAGCCTGGAGGGTCTTGTTATAAATCGACAGTTGCAGGCCGTTGGCCGAGCCGAACATGTACGTCTCGCCACGCCCGTAGACCGAGGCGTTGCCGTCGAATTCGATCCGCTCGATCCCACTGATTTGTCGCACCCGACGCGAGCGACAATGCATGCGGTCCACCAGATCGCGAGGCGGTTTCCAGCCCTGCACGTCCAAGGCGATATGCACAGCGGCTTGGTTGGTTTCGCAGTGACTCAGCACGGCAGCGGCCAAATCATCCAGCACGCCCTGGAGGATGCGCGGATCGGCGCCATCGAGGGCGTGAGGCGATACCTCGATCTTGAGGTGCGAGCCAATGGTGTCGACCTTGATGTTGTGATTCTTGATTAGCAGGATCAGACCCATTTCAGCGTTCTGCAGGCGGTACTGATAGCCGGAGTCGCGACCGATGCGGCCCTTGGACCACTCGTAGCCGGCGAACTCGACCACATCCACCGAGAGGTCAAACAGCGCCATGACTTCCGGCCGGAGTTTGCCGTTGTACAACTGCCGCACCGTATCCACGCCGCACCGCAGAATGCGCACGCCTGACAGGTCGGTGAATTGAGCCGTGGTGTCGTCGAAGAACAACCGCCCTTTCGGGCTTTCCAAGACCTGACCGTCCGACTCGATACTGACGCGAATTTGATGGCTGATTTTCTTCATCTTTAACGATCCAAATTGGTACGAATTGAAACCGCAATAGGTGGCTTATCTGACGTGTTACAGGGGCGTCGGCCGCGCCTTCGGCCTATCGCTCATGCCTTGCGCTCCCGGCCGGCGGCGCGGCCCGCCCCTCATGGCGGCACCCCTACCGCCGCTAGCGCCGTCATCACCGTCCACCAGTGATGCAGCGCCCAGCCCATCGCCACCGGAACGAGGAATTCCCAATCGATCATTTCTGCCTCCAGGGCCGCGAGGCGTATTCGGAATCGGGGACGATGGTCAGCGGCGACTGGCCCCTGGCCGGTGCGTCTGCGGACGCGGCGACAGGCGCTGCCGGAGCGATGCTGGCCACCGCGCCGGCCTGCCTCCCGGCACAGGTGACGGTCTGTTTCCAGTCCTCATAGCGAAGCTCTACGACGCACTCGCCCTTGGGCGTCACCCGGTAGCCGGAGCCGATCAGTTGCCAACTGGTGAGTTCCAGGCGCCGGCCCGTGGGATCCTCCAGGGCGAACAGGTAGATATCGCCCCGCGACTTGCGGTAGGCGTGGGCGAGGATGGAGATCCGTCGATCGGCGAAGGGATGGGCGTTCAGATCAACAGGCGCAGCAGCAGGCCCATCAGGTACAAGCCCAGGAGGAAGAAAGCTATTCGCAGCAGGACGCGCTGGAGCAGCCACAGCAGCGGGCGCAGCAGGGGCTTGAGCAGGGTCGCCAGGAGCGTCGGCAGGTGTCGCAGCAGCCGGACCGCCAATCGTGCGCAGAGGCCCCATATACCAGACAAAGCCAATAGTGCCGGCCAGCAATGCCAGTAGAAGAACCAGCTTAGGCGACCGGAAGAGGCTCTTGCCCGCCTTGGTGTCCTGGGTCTTGCCGGTGGCCGTGGACTGGTAGAGGGCGAAGGTCTGCTTTCGGATCCGCTTGTACTCGATGATAGTGCCATCGGCGGGCGGACGGTTGAGTTGGGCGTCATGCTGGGCCTCCTTGTAGCGGCCAGGGATGCCGATCACCGCGAGGTTGGAATGCTTGTAGGCCATCTCGCAGGTCATGCGGATGTCGTCTCGGATGTAGGAGATGTTCGGCGTGGTGAGGACGATGTCCCAGTTGAAATGCCGGTGCCGGGTCCAGGCGTCGAGCCAGCTCATGGGGCGGTCGGCCGCGTGGGCCGCTTCCGGTCCACCGGGGTAGTCGAAGCGTTCGAGGTCTTTTTCCCGCCAGGACTTGGGAAACAGCAGTTGGGTTTCGTCGAAGATCAGGAAGGCCCCGCGGGGCGCCCACTGAAACCACGTGCGCATCTTTTCGAGGTCTTCCAGCGACTCCAGATCGAGGTTGATGATCTCCGCCGTGTTGGGCAGGTCCGGAAAGACCTGATAGGCCCGCTCCAGGGTGAAGCCGCGCACGTTGGTGATGATCACCCGCCCGTCTTTCAGCGCGGGCACGGCGTCATCTTGGATCGCGCCGGAGGTCTTGTAGGAGCCATTGGGGCCGTGATGGATCTTGATCGACACGGATCACCTCCCAATGAACGGCACGAAGCGCATGCAGAAGCGCGTCGCCGCCGCGACCATGATGATGTTCAACGCCTGCGGCACGCCGAAGAAGGCCAGACCCGCCGCAATCGGCCCCGGTAGCGCGGCGTACATGCTGCGGATCATCTGCGGCACGCCGAGGCTGTCGATCAGTTCGCGGGCGGCGGTGTAGCTGACATCGATCAGCAGGATCAGGGTCTGGAGCGCGGCGTACATCGACGCCTTGGTGGCGACCACCAGGCCGTCGCGCACGAAGTCATAGATGCCCTGGGCGAAGAAATCCCAGATCCACTGGAAGAAGGCGATGATCTGATCGAGAAAACCGGAGAGCCATTCCATAGGGTCAGTCCTTCAGCAGAATGAGGGCGGCGATCAGCGCGGCCATCAGCAGCAGCGCCACGCGCAGGCTGGAGAGTTGGCCGGCGTAGTCGGAGATACAGAGGGAGTAGGACTTGCCCCAAATGGTCATGGGTTCGCAGGGCAGTTGCCCGCCGCCTTCCGCCAGGTTGAGGTCGAAGGCACCCTTCATCTGGTCGACGTTGGCTTTCACCTTGGTCTTGAGTTCTTTCTTGGCTTCCTCGACCTTCTTTTCCCAGGTGGCGATGGCGTCATCCCAGGTGCCGGGCGTGGGTTCCTTGAGTTCGCCGCCGGGGCCTTCGGGGCCGGTGGAGCAGTTCTCTTTCGCCGGGTCGCATGTACCGTTGCCATCGCCGCCCGTGCCGCTGCCGTCACCGTCGCCGCTACCATCGCCCCCGCCGTTGCCGTCCCCTCCCCCGCTGCCGTCGCCGCCATTGCCGGTGCCGCCGTCGTTGCCGCCGCCGTTGTTGTCTCCACCGCCATTGCCATCGCCGCCGCCGTCGCCATCACCGCCCGGCGTGGTTGGGTCGGTTGGATCCGTGGGATCGGTCGGGGTCTTGACGCAGGTAGTCCCCGACCACGACCAGCCGGGCGGGCAGCCGGGATCGTTCGGGTCGGAGGGATCGGTGTTCGGGGTGTCGGGTGGGTTCAGCGAATCGCCGGTCTGCGCGAAGGTGTAGGAATCGGCACCGCAATTCTGTCCGGTGCCCTTGAGGATGTAATTGCAGAAGCCGGTCGTGGTGGAGCCTTTGACCAGATAGCAACTGGCCGGGCTGGGGTTGCCGCCGTACTCGCAGCTTTGATAACAGGCGCTCGGTGCGCCGCCGTCGCCGACATAGTTCCGCCCGCCCGAGGTGACAACAGGCGAGTCCGGGCCCTTGGCCGGAAACAGTTCGCCTTCCTTGCACTCTTCGGGCGGCGGCTTGCAGGCGCCATCGGCCGGATCGAGCTCTTGCTCTGGAGGGCAGCTATCGCCAGTCAAGATGGCAGTCTTCGTCTGCCAGGTGATTCCGCCAGTACCCGAAACACTGCACTGAACTTCCTTGTAGCTCAGTTTGTTGATTTCCTTTATCCAGTTGGCCGACGTGTTATCGAAGTAGTACTGGCACGCCGCCGTATAGGATGGAAAGAAGGCCGTGGGCTTTCCGGGGATGGAAATGTGCCATTGGTAGAAGTCCGCGCTCGCCAAGGAATGCCACAGCAACGAGACCAGCAGGCCCAGCAGCGGAAGAATTCGGCCAAAGCCGGAACGTGCGTTGTTACTCATCCAGTCACCCATGAAAAAGCCCCCTGCCGGAAACTCCGGAGGGGGCTTCCGCCTCGGTCTGTTCGGTTAGAAGAATTCGCCGGTCCGGTACCCGGTGATGAAGGCGCCGGCGAAGAACGCCCCCAACCACACCGACCAGAGCACCCGTTACGCCTTGCGCAACATGCTGTAGATCAGGCCGGCGACGGCCAGGATCACCAGGGCGCCGACGATGTAGCCGCCAATGGCCTTCATATCGCCCTGCCCATCGGTGATCGCCGATTCCACCGCGCTGGTGTCGATCACCCCGGCGAAGGCCGGCAGCGAAGTCGCGGCAGTGACGGAACCGGCGATGCACAGGTTGCGGAACGAGGCGACCGGGCTGAACTTGGCGATGCGTTGCTTCATTGCTTTCATGGTGTTTCCTCTCTACTTGGCTTTACGAAGAAGTGACGCGACCCAGCCAATCAAAAGCCCCGTCACGAACGATCCCAGGACGCCAGCGGCACCGATGCCAAAGGCTTCCGGGGAGAAACCACCGTTGACCAGGATGTCCACGTATCCAGCGGCCTCGGGCGGAATCAGGTAGGCCTGTTGCCATGCGAGTTCGCGACACGCCATGAAGCCCTCGGGGGTCGAGGTCCACGCGGTACACACCTGCACAGCGACAACGCCTGACATAGCGATCAGTCCTCAAACAGCCAGGGAGGCCGCTAGGCCGTCGATCCAGCCCCAGGCGTAGCCGGTGGCCAGACCTACCGCGAACAGCGAGAGATAGCGGAGCATCGCGGCCTCCTACGGCTTACGCCTTGGCGTCCGGAGACTTGTCTTGTTTGTCCTGGCCCTGCGGCTGCTGGGCCGGACGCGGGGCTTGGGCCTGCGCTTGCGGGCGGGCCGGGGCTTGGGCGGTCAGCGCCATCGGCTTGCCGCCCACAGCCAACAGATCCACGAGGACTTGGGTATTGGTGATCCGGCCGAAACGGTCTTGGGTCGGGCGGACCACGCTGGCGAATTTGCAGAGCACCGGCTGGCCTTCGAAGACGATGGCGTCCAGCAGGGTCGGCTCGATGTTGTATTCGCTGATCTCGAATCCCTTGGCGTTGCCACGGGCGCCTTCCGGGATCGGGGCGATGGATTGGACCGAGGCGTAGATTTCCCCGGTCTTGGTCGAGGTATAGGTGTCGGTCTTGGTGACCCACAGTTCGACGACGCCGCCTTGGGTTGCAAACATGTTCATCGGTGTTTCTCCTTCAATTCGCCTTTTTCGGCGTGAGTTGTCCCGCTGCTGCAAATTCGGCTGTTTCGCCTTCATTCAGCGGTGTTGGGTGAAAGTGATTTGTCGGGCGATCCCTGCGGGCCGGGCTCTATTCGCTAGCGAACCAAGCCAACCACGGGTGTTCGTCTCAGCCCATCCGGGTAACGACCCCTATCGCAACGTCGTCTCCGACGGCCAAGGGGAACGCTTCCCCTTGGAACCCGCAGAGCAACACCAAGGGCTCTGCCCTTGTCATCCCGCTCTTGCCGCCGAGGGCTCGGGAGCGCGGGGCGGAAGAGCTGCCCCACACTCCCCAGCGGAGGCTGTTTCAGGGGCGAGGCGTTCAAGGGTGCGCTGCGCCCGTGCTTCCGTTCGCCGGAACGGTGAAGCTGTTCCGACGAGCCGGGAGCGCGGCCCTTGACCGGATCGGCCACGGTGCGGGCGGCTTGGATCAGGCAGAGCAGGAGCAGCGCTTTCAGGGTCTTAGCGAGCATGGGTCAGCCCTCCAGTTGGAATGCTTCGCGCACGGGCACGAAGGGCGTGGGTTTCCCGCTGTCGTACACAACGTGCCAGTACTTCGGCGGACGCCGGGACGGATCGTGTTTCGCGCAGAAGGAACGGGGACGGCAGAGCCAGCGGCCATCTTCCAGATAGGGCAGCCCAGGGGGCCGGCAGTCTGGACACGGCGACGGGCTGTGCAATGGGATGACCTGCCTTGCGGACCAGCACACAGAGCAGGCGCAGTCCGGGGCGTGGGTTTGGCGCAGGTAGTAGGGACTGGCGGCCATGGTTCATACCCTCACCCCACGGATGCGATACACCTGCCGAGCGCGTTCGCGGGTCAGGCCGAAGGAGCGGCGAGCTTCTTCTTCAGTCGGGAAGACAGCCACCAACTCTTCGACCCAGCGTTGGCATTCCACGCGGGAAATGCCCTGATGGACGCGATGCCAGCGGCGTTGCCGGGTCGGGCCGTGGAAGGTGCAAATCTCTACGAGGTAACGCATATCAGGCACTCCATTCCTGTTCCAGCAGCCAGGTACGCAGCAGCGCGCTATTCACCATGCGCAGCTTTCCAAGCTTCACGGACGGCAGTACACCCCGATAAACCCAGGCGCGGGCGGTCCCGTAACTGATGCCGTTACGCTCCGCCCACCGTTCGATGGACTCCACATCCTGTTGCGGCCCTATCAGGGCGCTGGGGTTAAGCTCTTCCAGTTCCATGCTCATTCCGTCACTATTCGTGGCATTAGCAAAATTCACTTATGGATTAAGTCCATATGGACATTATCCATAAAACAGAAAATATGACAATAGTCCATAATGGTATTTATCAATGGCTGAAGGCATGGCCAATAGAGCACTTCAATTGCTCGATCAGACCAGCTTGAAAGAGTTGGCAGAGGTCAATAGCAAGGACTACGTCCGCTGGCAGAGTATTAAGAGAGGTAGGGCAAGGATTGGCGCAGAAGAGCTAGAACAGCTTGGGACAATCTATCCCCAGTATCGTTGGTGGCTCATGACTGGAGAAGTAATGCCCGAAATTGGACAAACTAGTCCATCTTATGACGAAGCCAATCGAAACTTGCCCAATCAAAACGCGGGATAGCGATCACTAGAAAAGCAGCACTGCGATGGTATGCCCTACGAACGGAAGGCAAGAATGAAAGCTGACAAGGATGATGCACCGGAATACTTGAGAAGAAAACGGAGCCAAAGCCTTGGTAAATGGGCGCTTCCAGTCGTTCTAGGGCTGGGGCTTTCAGGGTTGGCCTTACACATGGCAGGAAACAAACTCACTTTATTTCCAAAACCCCAACCCAGCCAACCCTCTAACCTTGAAAAACCTGCTCACACCCCTGTCGATAACGCTCCCCAAAACCAGCCTCAAAAGACATCAGAAGAAATTTTTTGGGAAAGCGTTAATGCACCCAATCACCAACAGAGTCAGCCTAAGCAAACTATTTATAACGATAGTAATTACAGAGCACAAAAGCCGACCAACATCTACACACCGCCAGCCCCCCAACGAGTAGTATCCGCGCCCCAGCAAACACAACAACACCGAACCAAACGGGCAAATCGTGAACGTACTTCTACATGGATTAAAAGTTGGAATGGCGGTACAAACTATCTAGCAGAATGGCTATCCGTAAACAACTATATAGATGGCCACAGTGTCTGCGCCAATCACCGACGCGGATCAATCGACTACCGCGAGTGTCGTAAGGCTGCCAAGCAGAATTTCCATGAGCAGTGCAGAATCTGGCGTGCACGTTATGACAATGATCGAAAAGCAAGCAGCGATCGAATGAAGACACGTTACTGCACTGCGGCGAGCAGTTTCAATCCAATGGGATAATTTAATTAAAATAACGCCATTACAACCGACAGAAACATTCTACCAAGCCTACTTATAGCTGAGGCTCGTAATATGACCTCTGACGCACCTCCGAATTTTGGCGGAATGCTTCACTCGCCACCAACCGAAGACCGCAACTTCTTAGATCACTATTTCTCCAACATCTATAACAAGCTGCAGCTACGACCCATCGATCCTGAAGACCTGGCAAAGGCCAAGAACATTACCCCAACCCATGCAGTTCCCGCTGCGAGTTATAAGGTAGCAATCAGAGCAAGAATGAAAGAGACCTTCACCCAAGGCTATCTCACCGGAGTCGCCACATGACCTCTATCTTCTCGCTATTTCACTTTTAATAGCGGTGTAGTTCTTTGCAAAAAGTCCAGAAAAGAGAAGCAAAGAAAACTCCTTACCACAACTAGAGGACGCAAAACAACCATGCAATGCGAAACAATTATCTCTTAAAGACAAGAAGCACAATAAGGCAAGTACAAACAGGAGCATACATTGATTAAAGAAATTGCACCCTACATAACAATTCTTTCAGCAATAATCGCAGCATATCTGACATACCGAAATCAGCTAAGACTCAAGACCTTCGAGCTACTAACAGAAAGGCGAGATACCGTCTTAAAAGACATTGAAGAATTTATAGAAAAACTATACGTGGCAAACTTCGAAATCACCAACAAGGAAGAGCTAAGCGAGTCAAAGAAATACTCTATAGAATATTTCCACGAAGGTCTTATATTAATGCACAAAATAAATGGCGCAAACTTCGGATCATCAATTAAAACCCTAAACAGCACTTTCTGGAAATTAATAACAGAACCGGAAATCAACAAAAACACAATGTCAAAAGAGCAATTCAAAGACTGGATAATAAGAACAACAAACACAACCTCACTAATATACGGACTCGCACACAGCGAACTCACAAAAGAACTAGAAACAATGGCATTCTCTTGGCCATCAAGAAAAATAAAGGAATATAAAATAAAGAAATCAAACAATCCAAAGTTATAATCAGCACTGACCCAACAAGCGAAAAGGTGTTAGAGGACTTCAATTAAATTGAATTTATTTTATTTTCTAAATCCAAAACAGTTTCCTTTTCGAGTTGACCATCTTCGGCCAATAGCAAGGACCACATCCGCTGGCAGAGTATTAATAGAGGCAGGGCAAGGCTTGGCGCAGAAGAGCTAAAACAGTTAGGGGAATTTATCTCCAGTATCGTTGGCGGCCCATGACTGGAGAAATAATGCCCGGAATTGGACAAACTAGTCTGCCTTATGACGAAGCCAATTGAAGCTTGCCCAATCAAAGCGCGGGATAGCGATCACAGGGGGCTAGCAATAGAAAATCTCTATAGACAACTTTAATCGAAATTCAAAACCCACCACCAAACCAAGAGCGTAAATGAAAGAAAAATTCAAGATAAAAGAAAAATCAATCTGGCTATGCCTCGCAATCATTAGGTACGAACTAATAGCCTTTGACATTTCCCTATCCCAAAAAAAGGAAGAACTACAAGATTTAATTAATTGGCTACGCCACACCATTTCTTCATTTGTAACTTTGAACAACCTATATGATATAGCAAAAACAAGCCAAATAAGCAACGACCCAAAATTCTGTAAAAAAACACGTAATCTCAGAAAAAATTTAGAATTCATAAATCATATAAGAAACAAAACCGCCGGACACATGGATCCTCATCTAGTGGAGAGAGCTGTTCAGTGGACACCAGAAATATTTCTAGCTTCAACAGAAACAGAAGACACCGCAGAAGCCCTCAATCACCGGATTTTTTATTGCTACAAAGGACTTCTAGAGTCCGCAATAAATTCTTTTCTTTCGAAAGATAAAAGGCAAAAAATATTTAATCATGAAATTGATATATCCTACCCTCCAGACCAGAAAGAGTTCTATATCTTTTTAAAAGACATAATCACTATTTCCATTGAATGGATAGACACGGCAATACCATTTATTGAAGCAAATGGAGTCTTTCATGAAAGGTCAGCTATTACGGAGCTTGGATGCCTTGCAGGGCAAACAAATTTTGACCTAAAATCAAAATCCAGTTTTAATTTTGACACTGTCTCTATCGAGGCAAAGCTAGAACACTTAATCAGCGAATTAGAAATAGACGAAGATCAAAAGGAGATTTTAAAAAGCCTGACCAACTCCCTTACCAAAAAGACCAATCACAACTAA